AGAGTTTAGAAGCACCTCCAGTTAAGAAACCAGCATGACACAATCTTATTTCCAACGCTTCCAAGAGGAAGTAAACAGACAGAATAGAGCTAATCAACCTTACGAAAGAAGCCTACAAACCAATGATCGACAACGTGCAATTGATGCTCAGAATGCAGGTAATGATTTAATAGCTCTATCAAAGTTCTCTACACAGTTAACCAATCATCTGGTAGAGAATCAAAAGAAACAAAACAAAGAAGACTACTTAGAGTATGTCAACAAAGGATATGAACAAGGTTTTGATCAACAAGAAATAGATTCATATCAAGCTGATGTAGATGAATTAAAAGCTGACCGTGAGAACTTTGAAACACAAGCTGGTCAAGCTTTAAAAGACGGACAACCATTTGAAGTAGCAGATGAAATTAGTAACCTATCTGGATGGAAAGCATATGGTCTAGCAGTAGGACAAGCTAAGGCAGCTGCTGATGGATTTGGTGCTTACCTGACAGCTGGTTTACAGGATAGTACTGCTAGTACATTACCTGAAAAGAGAGCTGAGTTAGCGAAACTAAGAACTCGTTATATAGAGGAAAGAGGGTTTGTTGGTATGAATCCTATGCTTCTTAATGAGCATCTATTCCCAGGGTTACGTAAGGCAGAGACAGCTAAGATGAATGAGATCTTAAAGCAAGATCGTATTGATAAATCAGTTGAAAAACAAGAAGCTGCTTTCTTAGAATTTGAAGGTAGTAATGATATAAAAACTGTTATCTTACAACTAGAAAATACAGTTGATTCTCAAGGTAGAATACTAGGTAAGAAAGGAGCTTGGGATGCTATTGAACAACATGTAGCGAATAGAGCTGAGACTGGAAGTATAACCGTAGCTGATCTAAATGAAATGAAAGAGGGAGTACCTTCACATGGTGGTGGTAAAACCTTTGGTGAGTTATACGCAAATAGATTTGACCTTTGGGAAGAGACAATAGTTAAAGAGAAGTATGAGAATGAGCAAGAGAGGAAAGCTATCTTTACACAGGAGTACGTAACTGCTTTAGCAAAAGAAGAAGATGAATTAGGTAGACCATTTACTAATGAAGAGAAACTACAAAAGATCAGTGAATGGGATTACACTAATGGTCCAATGCCAGAGGCATTAAAGAAACTAGTCACAGAAGAACAGCAGGATCAGGATGAGGCTGTTAAGCTTTTAAGTTATAAATTAACTAATCAACTACCTATCTATAAAGAGGACTTAAAAGGTATCTATGATCCTAATATTTACCAAAGATGGGATCAGTTAGCTCAAAATAGTAGTGCTAATGTTCCACCTAAAGATTTACTAGCTCAAGCGGAAGAATCTATTAAAGCAAGGATTGGAAAATACTTAGAAGAAACTGATGCAAATAAAGATAAAAGTCCTAAGTATGTAGCGATAAAACATAATGCAGACAGACTATATAAACTTGAATATGCTAAAGCTATTCAGGTAGAAGAAAGTCCAGATCAAGCTCACCTAACTGCAATAGAAAAAGTAGAAGAAGCAATTTCATTAGGTAAGTTAGATAAGAGGCAATCTGCATCTACTAGTCAAGTACATTCTCGTAATTTAGAAACTGCTAACTACGCTATCTCACAAAACCCAAGTATTATCAACACTCAAATAATTCCAGGTACTGAGGAAGCATTAGAGCAAGCAAGATCTAATCCAAAAGAAGTTCCAATGCTTTATAAGCAGATAGCAGCAAAGCATAAGAACATTACACCTCATCAGTTAATGACTTACCAACTAGAGGCAGCTGGTGATAAACCTATACCTAATCAAATAGACGAATTCGTAAGGACATTAGATCCAGTTACTCAACTCTTGTTGAAATTCCATGCAACTAATCCAAGAGTTAGGAGAGCTATTATTAAAGGTACTTATAACGATGGAGAACTTACGTATAACGAAGTCGAGCATTTAATGCCAGAACTTCTTGAGAATGTAAATACAACGATTCCAGAGATTAAGCAAACACAACAACCAGAATATACTACTGCTATCGGTAGATAAATATTAACTAATAACATTACTAAGGTAATAATATGTATTCAGGATTCGATCCGAATTCTATAGACACTGATGCTGCTTTACAGGCTGCTGATGAAACTGCTCAGTATATAGAAGATGAAGAAAACGAACGTGCTCTACGTGAGCAACAAGTTAATCAACTAATGAGTGAAGAAGAGCAAGCTAAGGCTGCTCAAAAAGATCCTCGTAATAAAGAAGGTGGTGGTGGTTTCAAAGGTGTTGTCAAAGAAGTTCAATCAGCAATAGGAGGTGGTCTACAAGACACGGCTTCATCACTTGTAACCCTACCTGAAAGAGCCATTGATATGTTCAGTGGTGAGATGGTAGAAGAAGGTAAAACAGAAGAAGGATATGGTGCTGAATGGGATGACTGGTTTGTAGACGATGCAAATCCAATTGAAACTAAAACATGGTGGGGTTCAGCTTTACGAAGCCTTACTCACTTTGGAACAATGGCTGCAGCTATCATCCCCGCTGCCAGTGCAGCTGGTGTAGGTGCTGCAACTACAGTTGTAGGTGGTCTTGTTAGAGGTGCAGCGATTGGTGCATTATCTGACTTAGGTTCTAAATACTCACAAGAAGACAATGGTTTAGCAATCTTAAGGGATCGCTTTAACTTTATTGATACACCACTATCTACTAAAGATACTGATCACCCTGCCATGAAGACATTAAAGAATGTCGTTGAAGGTATGGGTATTGGTGCTGTATTTGATGGTGCCTCAATACTAATTGGAAAAGGAGTTAGGAAAGTTAGACCTGGTAAGAAGGGTCAAACTATTGTTGAAGATGGAGTAGCTGATGAAGTTGCTAAGGCAGAAACAAGAGCTACTAGTGTTAAATCACAGAAAATAGAAAAAGCTAAAGAACAACTACAAACACCTGTATATGGTGCTTATAAAAACGAACCTATATCAGATCCTTGGCAAGCTGCACCTACATCTAATGGTAAGCCATTTGACGTAAAGCAACAGCTATCAAGAACTAGAAAAGAGTGGGGAGCTGAGATGGGATCTACGGACTCATTAACAACTCCAGTCCAACTAGAACGTACTGCTATGTCTAGTGGTATGGCTGAGGATCACTTGAAAGAAGTGATGGGTGAGTTTATGACTGATGCCAGAGTACAAGCTGAAATAGCAGCTGCTAAGAAAGCTGGTAGAAGTCTAAAAGATGTATGGGGTGAGTCTATTGAAACAGCACAGAAGATCTTTGAAGGTAGAAATACAAGTGATTTAACACCTGATGAATTCTGGTCTGAACTAAATAAAGGTAAAACAGTTCTAGGTAAAGGTACTCCAGATGAAATGGAGATCATTAGCTCATCAAATGTTGTAGCAGCTGACTTAGTTATCGGATCTCTTCTAAGAGAGATGAGAGATATGGGTGTAGCTGGTAGAGAATTATTTGATATAGCTGATGTGGCTGATATAGATGGACCTGCTAAAGCAATGTACGACAAGATCATTGCTGGTTTGACTCAGGTTAAGTTATCTAAGATGACTCAATCTGCAGAGTTCGCTTCATTAGGTGCAGGTAAAACAAGAAAGAAAGCTATACATGAAGCTGTTGATGCTCAGGTACAAGAATCAATTGATGGATTTAGATTAGCTTTAAAGGTAGCTGGTAATGATCCTGATGACGGTTTATTCAGAGCTATCTTTGAAACCATCTCTATGACGAATGAGATACAAAACCTAACAGACTTTGATAATTGGATTCGTAAGAAGTTAAAAGGTGGAGAGTTTAACGGTAAACCTAAGACTGGTGTTCTTATTAAAGAACTACAGGGTGTCATGATCAACAGTGTTCTAAGTGGACCTAAGACATCTGCTAGAGCAATCATGGGTACAGGAACAGCTACTTTCCTAAGACCTTTATCTACTGCATTAGGTGCAACCTTAAGTGGTGATGCTGCTACTAAACGATCTTCGTTAGCAGCTATGAATGCAATAGTTGAATCAATACCAGAGGCTTGGACATTATTTAAAACAAAGTTAAATTCTTATTGGTCTGGTGATATAGCTCAGGTTAACTCAAGATTCTCCGAATACACCAAAGGAGATGAACAGTGGGCTATGTTTGGTGATTGGATTGAGAATAGTGGTAGAGCAAATCTTGGAGATAAGGCTGCTTACTACATAGCAAACATGGCTAGATCCATGAATGACAATAAGTTCCTTACTTATTCAACCAAGATCATGGCAGCAACTGATGATACTTTTGGGTATCTACTGTCAAGAGCTAAGGGTAGAGAAAGAGCAATGCGTGAAGCAATGACTCTTTTTAATAAAGGTGAGATAACAGAGATCACTCCACAACTACTAAAAGAATCAGAAGATAGATTCCTTGGTGAAATATTAGATGCTGATGGAAACATAACTGATGCTGCTACTTTATTCGCTAAGAAAGAAGCTACCTTAACTACTGATTTAACTGGGTTCTCTAAAGGACTTAATGATGTATTTGAATCTGCACCATGGGCTAAACCATTCTTCTTATTCGCTAGGACAGGTGTCAATGGTCTTGCATTAACTGCTAAACATACTCCAGGTTTTAACTTCTTAGTTAAAGAGTGGAATGATATAGCTTTTGCTAATCCAGATAACTTACAAAATGTTCTTAAGTATGGTATTGAAACTGCTGAGGAATTAGCTAATGCTAAAGCACTTCAGAAGGGAAGATTAGCTATCGGATCTGGAGTCATAACAATGGCTTCTACAGCATTCATGAGTGGCAATCTAACTGGTAATGGACCTACAGATAGGAAGCAAAGACAACTATGGATAGATGCAGGTTATCAACCTAGAAGTATCAAGATAGGTGGTGTATGGGTTAATTACGATTCATTTGAACCATTTAATTTAATACTATCAACCATTGCTGATGTTGGAGATCATAGTCAGTTAATGGGTGAGGAATGGACTGAGAAACAATTCCTAAAGACAGCTGTTGTTATGGCTCAGGGTGTTTCTAGTAAGTCATATCTAGCTGGTATGCAACAGTTCGTAGACTTATTTGCTGGTCAACCTGGACAGGCAGAAAGGATTGTCGCTGGTTTATTAAATAATCAAATACCTTTGTCTTCACTAAGGAATGAACTAGGTAAATTATTTAATCCTCATATGAAGGAATTAAATGCTGGTATAAGTGATGCAATTAGAAATCGAAATCTAATTACTGAACACTTAGCAACAGATGAAGTACCTACTAAGTACGACATGTTGAATGGTAGACCAATAAGAGATTGGGATTTCCCAACTCGTATGTTTAATATGTTCTCACCATTTAGTATTAACCTAGATCAAGGACCAGGAAGAAAGTTATTATTTGATAGTAAATATGATTTACGTCTATCAACATACTCCTCACCAGATGGAGTTGATTTAAGTAAATCAGCTAATGTTAGATCTCTATATCAAAAAGCTATAGGTGATCAGAACTTAGAATTAAAACTAGATAAGTTAGCAACAGATCCAAAGATCTTAAATTCTATCGCTGAAATGCAAGCTGATTTAGCTGCAGGTAGAAGAGAGATGGAACCAATGAAAGCCTACTTCCATAACAAAAAGATCAAACTATTATTCGAGAAAGCACGTAAACAAGCGTGGGCGAATATCAAACATCTACCTGAAGTTCAAGAACTAATTGAACAAAAACTAGAACTAGATTTACAAAACATTAGATCCTTAAATGAAACAACCAGAGTTCAGCAAGAACTCGAACCTGTGTTGAATTTATATAAGTAAAAGAAATGTTTATTGAAATGAATTTATTCCAAAATAATAATGACTATAGAAACAATACCAACAACATTAACACGACATAATGGAACGGGTTCTCAAACAGCTTTTACTTACTCGTTCACACCAATAGAAGCTGATGATGTATTTGTATATGTATGGAATACCTCTACCGATAGTTGGGATCTTAAAACAGTAACCACTCACTATACGCACAATACAAATACAAAAACTATTACATTTGGTAGTGCTCCTGAAAGTGGAACTAAGAATGTTCTTATCACTAGAAAGACAGACATTACCAACCCAAGGGTTGATTATGTAGCAGGTAGTTCAATTAGATCACAAGATCTAGATAATAACCAAATACAGGTTTTAAATGCTCTACAGGAAAGAGCACAGTTAGATATTCAATCACCTGAACTACACGGTAACTTAGATATGAATTCTAAGAAGATTACCGAGGTAGGTACACCAACAGCTGCTACAGATGCAGCTACTAAAAGTTATGTAGATGACAAAGTTGACTCAACTATTGGAACTCTTACATTCGCAGGTGATACAGCACCATCTAATCCTACGTCTGGTGATAGGTGGTTTGATACATCATTAGGTAGAAGCTTTGTTTATTACAACGATCCTACTGGTGATTCATATTGGGTAGATGCTGCACCACAACTTGATAGTTCTACTAGTGGCTCTAACTACACACTACCTGCAGCTACTGCTAGTAGTTTAGGTGGTATAAAGGTAGGTACTAATTTATCTATATCTAATGGTGTCTTATCTGCAGCTGGTACAAGCGGTGTTGCTGATGGAGATAAAGGGGATATAACTGTATCTAATAGTGGCGCAACATGGTCTATAGATACTGATGCAATACTTGCAGATAACATTAAAGATGGTGAAGTTTCAAATGCGAAATTAGGAACAGGTATTTCTGGATCAAAAATATCAACAGGAACTATAGGCGAAGATCAATTAGCTACAAATAGTGTTGGATCAAGTGAGCTAAAGGACGATGCGGTTGATACTAATGCTGTACAAAACGATGCAGTCACATATGACAAGATTCAAAATGGTACACAAAATAATCGTGTTTTAAAAACTACAGCTAATGGATCAGTTAGTGAATCACTTGTTACCACAGATTTACTTGATACAAATGCAGTCACTAATGCAAAAGTAGATGATGATGCAATTGGAATTGCTGAACTTTCAGCTACAGGTACTGCAAGTAATACAACTTACCTAAGAGGTGATAACACTTGGGCTACAGTTAGTGGATCAGGTGGTGTATCTGATGGTGATAAAGGTGATATTACTGTATCTAATAGTGGTGCAGCTTGGGCTATAGATAACAATGCAGTAACTACTGCAAAGATACAAGATAGTCAGGTCACTAATGATAAAATTCAAACATCAACAAACTCTTCAACTGGTTTAGATGCTTCGACAAAGCTTAGAGATAATACAATTACAAATGATAAAATTCAAACATCGACAAACTCTTCAACTGGTTTAGATGGTGATAGTAAACTTAGAGATGACTCAATACCTGAAGCTAAATTAAAAATAAGTAATGCAGGTACTAACGGTCAGGTATTAAGTAAGTCTAGTAATACTGGGGGTTTAACATGGGTTAATGCTGGTGTTGGTAGTGTAACAAGTGTTGGATCAGGTACTGGTTTAACAGGTGGTCCTATCACAGGTTCAGGTACTTTGAATGTTGATGTAGGTACATCAGCTTCTAAGATTGTTCAGTTAGATGGAAATGCAAAATTACCAGCTGTAAATGGTTCTGCTTTAACAAGTTTAAATGCTACTAATATAACTAGTGGAACTTTAAACTCAGCACGTCTACCTAGTGACCTCTTAACAACAACTAGTCAGATAAGTGATTTATCAGGTGTACAGATCAGTTCAGCAGCACCTGGACAAGTACTTAAATATGTCACGTCTGGTAATAGTTCTTATTGGACTAATGGTACAGATAACGGTGGTGAGGCTGCATTTGTAAATGTAACTGAAAATGGTGTTACCACATCAAACTCAGCATCAACTAATAGTAGTGCAATATCTTCAATTATTAGCAGTATGTCTAGCGGTGGTTACTTATACTTCCCTGCAGGTACATATGAATTTAGTAGTTCTATTGCTTTAACAGCTGGTATTACAATTGTTGGTGATAGTCAAGAAACATCTATAATTAAAAATACTAACTCAACAACAAGCATTATAACTGTAGGTTCTGTAGTAAGTACTGGTTTAAGAGACGTACAATTATTCGGTAGTAAAACAAATATAGGACTAGCAGTAACTGGTGTTAACTCATCGTACCTATTAATGGAACGTGTTTTTATTAGGAACTGTAAAATAGGTGCTCAAATTAAAGGCATGTCAAGAGTCACATTTAGAGACATTGATATGAGGCAGTTTCCTCGTTCTACTGGTACTATTGGTATTGAGGTTGATGCTAATCAAGGCAGTGGTAATACAGATAAAAGACAAGATCAAAATAGATTTGAAAATGTTATTGTCGAAGGATTAACATCAGCATCTACAGATCAAGTAGGAGGTCATGGAGGGGTTACTGATTATGTAAGTCATCCATACTTAGTAGGTATTGTCATGAAGCAATACTCGAATTCAATATGGATGAATCATTGTTGTTATATCCGTTGTCATGATGGAATTGTATTTGATTCAACTCTGGGTCAAGATTTACCTACTGATGCTAATCATGGTACTCTTTTCCCTAGAAGTGATGGAACAGCTAGAGGACCAGGTTCTTTCTTTAGACTTGATGCTTGTGATGTAGATGGCAATACAGGTGATGGGATACGAGTAGAAGGTGGTACTTTTATATGGATTAATGACGCCTACGCAAGTTCATGTACACTGCAAGGAATCAATGTACATCAAAACTTTAAAGGGGTATTAAGAATTAATGATCCTGATGTCAGAGGTAATGGTCAGAATGGTATTCAAATAAATAGTACTGGACATGCAAAGATTCTTATTGATAGCCCATTTGCTACTAGAAACGCAAGTAATAGTGGAATACAACTAGCACAAGGAGTTGATAACGTAACCATCATGGGTGGTCAATGTGGAGGTGGAACGCTTGGACAACATGTAAATGGTAATCAAGCTCACGGTATTCTAGTTAACTCTACTGACCATGAAACTATAATTATCCATGGAGTAGATGTTAGAAACAATACTAGTGCAGGAATTAGTTGGGGTGGTAGTACCTCTAACGCAAGTGGTGAGAATAATTTCATAACTTCATGTATTGGCTACAACACAGGACAACCCACACAACCATATAACCCATAAACATATCTCATGGCTTTAGACTTTCCAGCTTCACCGTCGCATGGTGATACATAT